ATATTTACGTTAAAGGTGTCCGTAAGAATTGGAAAGGATAATGGATGACGCTGGGGTTAATGCTGCTATACTAGAGAGATTAGAAAGAGTAGTAGAATCCCTACAGGATAATTCTGTAAAGATGGGACAGTTACTTGCTGTCCATAACGAGAAATTAGACAAACAAGATAGAATCGATGCTGTACTCTTTGAGAAGGTAGAAAGCGTACACAGAGAAGTTAATCGCAGAGCAGACGAAATAAAGAAAGGTTGCGAAAGAGATATACGTTTAGTTGATGAAAGACTTCGATTGATTGAGAAAAAAATGTGGAGCATTGCAGGGGCTCTTACTATAATATCTTTCTTGGTTAGCGTGCCAGGTCAAAGAATGATGTCAAATGTATTGACTCCAGGATCCGTCGATACTATAATAGAGGGACAGAAATAATACCCTGTTGTAATGGATTTAGTTGACTCCAAGTATATTGGATTAGTTTCGTCACGACTTCAAAAATTCAAGAGAGTCAAAAGTAATCTATATAATTTCCGTTGTCCGATCTGTGGTGATTCACAGAAACATAAAAACAAGGCACGGGGATATCTTTATGATGTAAAGAACAATACAAATTATAAGTGTCACAATTGTGGTGCTTCAATGTCGCTTAATAATTTTCTTAAGCACGTTGATCCTGTTCTACATAAATCATATACCTTGGAGAAATTCAAGGATGGACATGCTGGTGGTAGAAACTTTGTTGTTGATGAACCAGTCTTCAAATTTGAAGCACCTAAGTTCAAAAAGAAACTTGAATTACCAAAGGCATCAGAGGATCCTAGGTCTGCTGGTTATCTGACTGCAAGGAAACTCAATCCAGATGACTTCTATTATGCAAAGCACTTCAAAAGGTTTGCTAATAGAATGAAACCGACCTTTGATAGTGAAGATAATGATGAAGAACGAATCATCATTCCTCTCTATTACAAGAAAAATCTTATCGGATTCCAAGGCAGAGCACTAGGTCCGAGCAAGGTTAAATATATTACCGTGATGCTTGATGATGATGCACCAAAAATCTATGGACTGGATAACATCACAACAGATGCTCCAGTCTTCGTTACAGAAGGACCATTCGACAGCACATTCGTTCGCAATTCGATTGCTATGTGTGGAGCTGACGCTGATGTGTCTAGTTGGGGGATTGACAATCCTGTGTGGATCTATGATAACGAACCGCGCAATAGAGAGATTACAAACAGAATCTCCAAAACCATCGATGCCGGTGGGTCAGTAGTCATTTGGCCTGACAATATAGATGACAAAGACATCAATGATATGGTGATGTCTGGCAAAGATGTACAATCTGTGATAGAATCCAATATATATTCTGGATTAGAAGCAAAACTTAAATTCACCACTTGGAAGAAGATATGAGCAACGGCACTAAAGTAAAAAAGAGAGACGGAAGAATTGAACCTCTTGACCTAGAGAAGATGCACATCATGGTTGAAGAGGCAACCAAGGGTCTTGCAGGCGTATCTGCAAGTCAAGTTGAAATGACCTCTGGCATTCAGTTTTATGATGGTATTACCACTGCTGAAATTCAAGAGATCTTGATTAAGTCTGCTAGTGACTTGATTGATCTTGATCATCCTAACTATCAATTTGTTGCTGCACGTCTTCTTCTCTTTTCTTTGAGAAAAAGTTTATATGGTAAGATGAGAGAATTGCCATCTTTGGAGGAGCATATCTATTCCTGTGTAAATTTAGAAGTATATGATGCTGAACTTTATGGTAAATATTCTTTAGAAGAGATTAAAAAGGCAGATTCTTATATTGACCATAATCGTGACTTTTTGTTTACATATGCTGGATTGAGGCAGGTTGCAGATAAATATCTAGTGCAGGATAGAAGTACTGGTGGGGTGTATGAAACACCTCAGTTCATGTACATGATGATTGCACTGACAATTTTTGCGGAATATCCTAAAGAAACCCGCATGTCATACGTAAAGAGGTACTATGACGCAATCAGCAAGCACAGAATCAACATCCCAACGCCAATCATGGCAGGCGTGCGAACACCCTTGCGACAGTTTGCTAGCTGTGTTCTTGTTGATGTTGATGACACCCTCGATAGCATCTTTAGTTCTGATATGGCTATCGGCAAATATGTTGCACAACGGGCGGGAATCGGTATCAACGCAGGTAGAATCCGTGGCATCAACTCTAAGATCAGAGGCGGAGAAGTACAGCATACAGGCGTTGTCCCATTTCTCAAAAAATTTGAAAGCACTGTCCGATGCTGCACTCAAAATGGCATCAGAGGTGGATCAGCAACTGTCCACTTCCCAATCTGGCACCAAGAAATAGAAGATATTCTTGTTCTCAAGAACAACAAAGGCACAGAAGATAATCGTGTTCGCAAATTAGATTATAGTATTCAGATTAGCAAACTTTTTTATGAACGTTTTATCGAAAATAAGGAAATCACGCTATTTTCCCCTCATGATGTTCCTGGTTTGTATGAGAGTTTTGGGACCGATAGGTTTGATGAGTTATATTGCAGTTACGAATCTAATGAATCAATCCCAAGAAAAACCATTGGTGCACAAGAATTAATTCTTGATCTTCTGAAAGAGCGTGCAGAGACTGGACGCCTTTACATCATGAACATCGATCATTGCAATTCTCACTCTTCCTTCAAAGATAAGGTAAATATGAGTAATTTGTGTCAAGAAATTACTCTTCCAACCTATCCTATCAGTCATATTGATGATCACCTTGGCGAAATTGCCCTGTGCATTCTCTCCGCAATCAACGTTGGTAAGGTCAAATCTGATGATGAACTTGAGGATCTTTGTGATCTTGCTGTTCGCTCATTGGATGAATTGATTGACTATCAGGATTACCCCGTAGAGGCAGCCAAAATCGCCACTAAGGCACGTCGTTCCCTTGGTATTGGGTTTATTGGTCTCGCGCACTATTTGGCAAAACTTGGTTACAAATATGACAGTCAAGAAGCATGGAATGCAGTGCATGGTTTGGCTGAATCATTCCAATATTACCTATTGAAAGCATCAAATCAACTTGCTAAAGAAAAAGGACATTGCGAATACTTTGGTCGCACTAAGTATGCTGATGGAATTCTTCCAATAGATACATACAAGAAGGATGTAGATGAAATTACTACAGAGGAGTTGGCGCATGATTGGGAGGCTCTTAGAGCATCTATCAATGAATTTGGTTTACGGCACTCAACACTGTCCGCACAAATGCCTTCAGAGAGCAGTTCCGTTGTGTCAAACGCCACAAACGGAATCGAACCACCTCGCGATTACCTGTCCATTAAGAAATCAAAGAAAGGACCGCTTAAGCAAGTGGTTCCGGGGTACACCTATCTGAAAAACAACTACACCCTGCTTTGGGACATGCCTGACAACACTGGATACATCAATGTCGTTGCTGTAATGCAAAAATTCTTTGATCAGGCAATCAGTGGCAACTGGAGTTACAACCCAGAGAACTATGAGAACAATGAAGTCCCAGTGTCCGTCATGGCACAAGACTTTTTGACTACATATAAGTACGGTTGGAAGACCAGTTATTATCAAAATACCCACGATATGAAGAGTGATGAGGTGATTGATGTTTCAGAAAAATCAAACACCGAGTTAGAAAATCTTTTAGATACGTTAGAAAAAGCCGAGGAGGGAGAGTGTGAATCCTGTGCAGTTTAAAGTTGATTCAGTGAATAATGTGAAAAAAGAAATTGAAGGCATGACAGTCTTCAACACAAAACAAGTTAATACAAAGAAGCAACCAATGTTTTTTGGTGCTCCCTTAGGAATTCAAAGGTACGATTCGTACAAATATCCAGTATTTGATAAACTCACCACACAACAATTGGGATACTTCTGGAGACCTGAAGAGGTTTCTTTGCAGAAGGATCGTGGTGATTATCATACTCTTCGTCCAGAACAGAAGCACATTTACACTTCTAACCTAAAATATCAGATCATGCTTGACTCTGTGCAGGGTCGTGGTCCTGGTATGGCATTCATTCCTTATTGCTCCTTGCCTGAACTAGAGGCATGTATGGAGGTCTGGGGATTTATGGAGATGATTCATAGTCGCTCCTACACCTATATCATCAAGAATGTGTATCCAGACCCTTCAGAGGTGCTTGACCACATTGTCACTGATGACCGCATTCTAGAGCGTGCTAGCACGGTTACAGGTGCCTATGATGATTTCATCCGCAGTGCTCAGCAATGGGGTACTGGAAATATGTGGCAAGATGACTTTAAGGGATCACCATCTCGTGAATGGGAAATAAAAGATGTCAAGAGAAAACTTTACAGAGCAGTTGCAAACGTTAATATCCTTGAAGGGATTCGTTTTTATGTCTCTTTTGCTTGTAGTTTTGCTTTCGGTGAGCTCAAACTTATGGAAGGAAGTGCAAAAATCATTTCCCTTATTGCAAGAGACGAAAACCAACACCTCGCTATCACTCAAAACATCTTAAATAAGTGGCGTGATGGTGATGATCCTGAGATGAAAAGGATCATGGAGGAAGAGCAAGAGTGGACATATAAGATGTTTGATCGTGCAGTCAATGAAGAGAAGAAGTGGGCGGACTATCTCTTCAAAGATGGCAGCATGATCGGTCTTAATGACAAGTTGTTGCAAAAATATGTTGAATGGGTTGCAAATCGTAGACTAAAAGCAATTGGTTTAAAACCAGTATATGATGTTGCAGCATCTGCAAACCCACTGCCTTGGACCCAGCACTGGATCTCATCAAAGGGTCTCCAAGTCGCACCACAAGAAACGGAGGTTGAATCGTATGTCGTCGGCGGAATCAAACAAGATGTCAAAAAAGACACATTCTCAGGATTCAAACTCTGAATTTAAGAGAGTTTGGATGGAGATGGATAAAATTGAACCTCTAACTCCACCAACCTCTCCTGATCCTAGGAACGAAGAGGATTATGACACTTGGGAATATGGCACTGAACCACTCCCCGATGATCATACATGGAGGAAAGAGTCTGCAAATGCATATCGCCAAGCAGCCACGTTTGATCATTTCATCTTCGGTGATTATGATGGGTATGAGGCATATCGAGAATAAATATCTGTTATAATAGACAGATATCCTTGATGTTAGACTATGAAAATCCTTGGATCTATAATGGCACCCCTTTTGATGGGAGTCTTATTGGGGACAACCATGGTTTTGTTTATAACATTACCAATCTCACCAATGGTAGACAATACATTGGGAGAAAATATTTTTGGTCTTTTCGTAAACCGAGAGGAAAAAAACGAAAAGTAA